TTGTCCATCTGCTCTTGGCCACATGTTAATCTGAACAGGTGATTGCCAGTCAGGTCTCCATCTATTCAAGTCTGGATCAGTGTTTTGGCCCTTGGATAATGTATCCTTGTTTAGTTCTTCTACACCAAAGAACTTTCTCATACCACTTTCATCTATTAGGCCTGTTGCAACCATATCCTTCATCTCATTGTACAATGCAGGATCAATCATGGTGAATAACTTGGGCTTGTTGAACTTGTGTTTGATTTTGATTGGTAACTTGTTTGTATCATCAACCTGGAATAATATCTGTAATATCCTGTCGTATAACTGAGATTCAATGGCCCTTTCAAGGATGATTCTCTCTGGCCTGATTTCAGTGTTGATATACATGTCAATCTCTTCAATATTACTATTGCCTGATAATGAACCAATATCACCTTCAGATAGCATAAAGCCTGGAATACCAAATGCAGTTATGATGGCCTTGATTAGGCCTGTTCTGATTGTTTCAAGCCCTGCAGTATCAGTATGTGCATTATCACCTGATAGTACAGTTACACCTGTTTCATCCTTATTACTTGGGCCAGTTACTGCAACTGCCCTACCTTCAGAGTCATTGGCCTGGTTTGCAAACTGGGTTAGTATTGATTGTTCATTACCAAATTCTTGTGGTGGTATGGGTACTGAGTATATTGGTGGTTTGTACCATGCATATTTGGCTGTATTGGGATAGTCTTGATTGAGAATAACGTTTAATGTGTTTGCAATATCGGCCACTCTTGCTACTTTAGAGTCACCATAGTAATCAGAGAATAACTCATTATTGAATCCATGCATAATGTATATCATACGTTCTGCGTCAATGGTTGAACTCTTTTCATCAGTGTATGCACCAACAACTTGACATCCTTTTAGTTCTGCAGTGTTATCATCAATAAGAGGCCTAATAGTAAACTCTGGCCTGATTAATCTAATTTGATTTGGCATACGCCATCTTACAGTCTTTGTTTCATCTGGATCTTTATCTAATGGTGTAATGGCCAATACACATCTACCCTGTTCCAGGGCCAAAAAATATGCATTGAATACATTATTCTGCAGGTCTAAATCCATACATAGTTTATCAACCCAGTCCTTGATTTGTTCAGGAGTAAATTGTCCATCCTTCCAGTATGGTACTTTCAATAGTGTTGTTTGGGCCCATGACTCTTCCTGGTCTTCAGGTAGTTCTTCTTCTTTGCGTGGTACTACACTTGTGGTATATCCCTGACCTGCAACCATTGTTGTATGGATACGACATCCTCTATAGACATAAGAGTTATCCATGGCACTTCTAAAGTCTTTACGTTCAGAGAATGTATATGGATCAACTGTTGCAAATACTTGAATACCTTGATAATCCATTGACTGGCCATCCATCTTACGCCAGTTATTAGAGACATATTTTCTTACTGTACTACGTGAAGATACACCAAAACGTGGTATAGCATAATCCTTCTTTTCTGCAAGTTTTTGTTGATTAAGTGGTACTATTGTACCTTTATCGGCCCTTAACTTGCGTGTTTTGACTTGGCCCATATAGAGTATTGGCTAGACTTCATTATTAAAGATTAAATAAAAATGATTATAGTGGATCAAGTTCAATGGATACAACAAACTGTTCATCACCTTTGTTTTGTTGGGCCAGTTGTTGTCGTAGGTTATCTGCTCTCTCTTTATTGGTATATCCTGCTACAATGGCCACTCCACCAAACAAGGCCCCTTTTTGTGTGTATCCTACAATGTATATTGATGTCATTTTGTATCATCCTTTAGAAGTTGCTGAAGTTCCAAAAAATCTTCTAATAGACTCATAATCGGTATAAGACTTCTCTGTATATCTGATTCAGTCCACTGTCTTTTTGATATGTTATTCATGAAAAATCTGAAATTTCCTAACATTCTATCACTAATTATTTCTTGGTGATGTCGTCTAAAAATTTCTTCTACTCTCTCTTTGAGTTGTTTTAGTTGGTTGTTTTCTTTTTCGATTTGTTTGAATCTTTTTAGTGTGTAACTATCTAACATTTTGTTTAATTCTTCAATCTCTGCCTTGAGTTTTCTGATTTCAGAATAGAGCGATTCTACAAAATTGTCGTTATGAATTGATGATTGTTTCCATATTTTCAGTTCTTCTAGTGCTTTTTGACCGTCTAGGATTTGCAAAACCTGTGATTTAGATAATGGATTTCTCAACTGATATTTATCTTCTATAATTTTAACAAAATCATCTTCTGTTATTTTGTCAGTCATATATCCTTCATCTCTTTTTCAATCTGCTTCTCTATATCTCTTTCGGTCATGGGTTTCTTGGATACCACCATCATGGGCCTTGGGAGATTATGAATATACCTACTGGCCACCTTTACTGCATAACACATGGCCCAAAACCTATCATCATGGAATCCACTAGGATGTCTATATGTGATATTACCTGCGTCAGTGATTACCTTTTCCTGTTCCATTATCTCCTGATATAGTCTTGGTGTATGAATGATTAGTTTCTTCTTGTTGAATAACCCCTTGACAAGGCCTATCATATCCTGCTTGTTCTGCATTGATGATACAATAGGTACTAGTGGAATCTCTCTTGAGAACATCTTAACTACTTCACCTGAGCCTAGCCTATCAAAACCTATTGCGTTCATCTTTTCATAACGTTGGATCTTCAGTAAGTCTACTGCTATATCATTGTAATCTACATGGGGCCAAGTCTTATTGCCTATCTCTTCAAAGATACCATTCTCCAGTTTCATTACAAATAGGGCCATATTATCTACCCTGTTGGCTACATCTAGGCCCCCGAATTTAACTAGAATGGTCATGACCAATGGTAAAGATGATGTACAAAACAATACTCTTTAGTTCCTTTAGTACATTCATTAGCAAAGAAAATACTCTCTGCTATTTTGGCACATTCGATTTCTTCTTCAGTCCAGGGTGGAGTTTGGCCTACTATCTCTTCTCTTTGGTCAAAGTAATCATCAGTCTTCATGTGATATAGGGTGCTTCATTCTTTCTTTTATTTCTTTCTGCTTCCTGGGCCTGTAGTTCCATATCTAGTTCTGCGTGTACTTGGCCTAGTACTTCAGGTACTACCTTGTTTACTAATGTTCTCGTACTGATTAATCCGATTATTACGTCTATTTCATTGTATGTTAGGTGATTGGAATATAACGCTGTTAAGATGTTTACCATTACATCCTGTACCTTATCCCACCTGATTTGAGGTATTAGTGGCATGTCAGGAATGATTGCTTCTTGGGATGTTGAATGTTTAACACTCTTCTTTAGATTGTTTTTCTTTTTGGATACTGGCATGATAGTATTGTTTTAGTTACTGTTATTTAAAGAGTTGAGGTGTACATACTACACATCCTGGCTCTCCATCCTCGTCTAGTTGTGAACCATTACACTTCCAGCATGGTTTTTTCATTTTGATAACTTTCCATCAAATACTGCTTGATCATATCCATCTAGAACTGATTGAATTTTCTTTATTTTTATTGTTTTCTTACCGTTTTGAACCTCTGATATTACAAGATTACATACATCAATTAGAACTTCTTTTATTTGTTTTTTCATGGAGATATACCATAATACTTGTCTAAAAGTTTTACTACTTCTTCTGGCCAGTGTTCCTTTCCTAGTATAGCATGGGTATCATTCTTCCAGTCAATAACCTTTAGGCCTAATGCTAGACACTCATAGGCCATCTTGGATAGTTCAGTCATTTGTTGGCCCAAGACTACTCTGTTATCAATGAATGTGTCAAACCTACGATAGAAATCTGGAGTATCTTTGTATTTACACATAAGGCCTGGGCTTCTAGTGAATGAACCTATACCGATACCTTTTGGATAGAATAATTCTGTATCCACTATGGTAGGAATGTATATTGCTCTTTTTGGTAGGTATTTGGCCAGGTCTTTTGTTGCATAGAATATACCATCTACAAGATTGTTTGCGAAATCGTTTACTGGGTTGGTTCTTAGGTCTGAACCATGATAGTGAATAAACACTTTCTTGTTTGGGTATAATGTTTTTATTGTTGTTGCTATTTCATGTACAGAGTGGCAGTGTATTATATCAAACCTATAGGCTAGTTCAACTGCAAAATCATCAAACTCTGTACCACCAAAATCAGTATGTGTTTCGTTGTAGTATGTTAGAAATCCATATTGGTCATTCTTCTCTGGCTTGATTACCTGTACTTCATGGCCCAGTTTACGTTGGTATTTGGCCATGATACATGATACACCTGCTTGATCCCATATATGTAATATCTTCATGTTTCTAACCCTTCCTTTTGTAATATCTTGATAGGTTTAGTATAACCTTCAAAGAAACATTTTCCTTCATGACCTCTCTTTAGACTACATGGAATTAATCCGCCATTGTTAGCAAGTTTATAGATACATTTCCAATGTTCTCGACCTTTGTTATCTTTTGTCATTGTAATAAAACCTCTGCAATTTTCATATCATGAAGTATTCTTTTTGATATGACTATTAGATATTGTTCTGCCAGTTTTAATCCATCCAAGTCACGAATCTCAATACATCCGTTTTCAGACTGTAATATTCCATATAGACGGTCTGTTGTGGGTGTCATGGATAGATTCTAACCTCGATTACATTTGAATGTGGAATATGTGGTACGCAATTCCTCATCCAAGTTTCTGCCTGTTCTTTCTTATAGAAATACTTTGAATTAAAACATGCGTGTTCTTCCCAAAAAACTACATAGATAAGACTTTTAGGTTTACGAATTTCAGGCGTATCAATTACTCGACGCTTTGACGGGGATGTCAATTTGAAATTTTGACCTCCTCAGTATTTCCACATATACAGAGATATTTTATTAAGGTATTTCCATCTGGACACCATTGAAAATCATAACTTCCTAATACTCGTTTACATTTTTCACAAATAACTATTTCTTCTGTCATTACTTACTCTCCATTCGGTCAATATTGATTCTAATATGCCACTTCCAGAACTTTAGGAATATGCTTCTTCTAATCAATTTAGGATGAACATCAAAGGTTTTTCCAGTACCTGACCATGAACAATCATATTCGAACTTATCTATTCTCAATTACCATTACCTCGTTCGGTTGAGCAACAATCATGTTCAGGTTGTAATCTACATTCTTCAACGGTTTCACACCAACAATCAATGCATTGACATTCTAACTTCTTTGTCGTCAAGGATGACAACCTCTACAAGTAAAATGATAGTTACGTTTATGCTTCTTGCAGTATCTTTGGTTTGTATCTTTCCAGTCTAATTGTTGATTAGGATTATAATCATCATGATTGTAAGCCAATATTTTATTTCTTACTGACTCTGGTAAGTTTCCATTCTCAAAAATATCATTCCATTCATCGACTGCAAGTTCGTATTGTTCTCTAGCCTGACTAATATTTTTTAATTTTAGTAAGATTCTTGCACTTTTTAATTTATCTTGCGTGTAACTAATCATTGAAGTAACCCATTTTTCCATCTGTAAACACTCAGTTGAGCTTGTCATTAATGAAACAACCTCGTTAACGAAATCATTAGCAAACTCATACTTGAAATAAGTATTGGAATACAAATCCAATAACTTGTTGAATTTGTTGGATGTTCTGCCATATATGCAAGTAATTCAAATGTTGGATCTCGTCTTGGTGGTTCGTATATCCTTGTAGTTGCCTCTACATTCTTAACATAAGCTGGAATTCTATAATTAGTAATGATGTATTTATTGGCATCATCTGTTTGCTTGTAACTTTCTGCGGTAATTGGAGAACCAGTCTTTATTCCTTCTAAACCATCAGATGGCAATGTTAAGATAACCCCCAACGTTGGGCACACACTTGTTCCCAATACTCTCGATTACAATTTGTATGCATCATAGCAAGAATGTTTATAGCATCAGTAATTTCTTTTTGTCTATCTTCTGGTGAGAATGGTAATTCAAATATCTCTTCAATCTCTTTTAGTAGTCTTTGTTTCCACCATGAAGGCGGTAATTGAGAACCTACCCAACTATTACCATATTCAGGAAACTTTGATTCTATTTTCTTTTTACATTGTTCTACAATCTGAACCCAATTCGGTTGCTGACATTCTTCCTCAATTGTCATGCCAATACCACTTTACTCCCACTCTTAAACCTTCCTACACTTTGTTCTATTTCTTTAAGTAAAACCTCTGGATCTTGATTTTCATATAATCCAGTTTTTATTAGTGATTTGTTATCCACTAGGCCCTGATTTATCCATAAGAAAACATCATAGTGAAATACACCTTCCATTTTTCTGAGTTTTATAACTGTACTAGAACCATACCAAATTTGTCTTGTTTTAAACTCTTTGATTCTCTTTTCTGGAGACATATTCACATATATTTGGGCCTTTTAGTTAAATGTTTCTCACATTGTTTCAAGGCTATACCATCAGGTCTCCAGATACAACCACATGTGTAATACATTGTTCCTTGTAATGATACTATTGGTGGATATTCTGCATTTATGGCCTGTTCAATGTATTTCTTTTTAATCTTGAACCTTTCTATTGGTACATTCCTGTCTTGGTATCGTGTCATTTTATCATCTCTTTCCTTGGGCCTTAGTGTATCATCACAATGTATTGTGATACCATCAACTATTGGGGCTTGGTCAAAGGCTATCAATTCATTCATGTAGAAATAGAACCAATGTACATCTTTACAGGTTACAAACATTGGGTTGATTACTAGCCTGGGGTTATGACTTTCCCACTTGTTATATTTTCCAGTTGGGTTATGTTCTTCCAAGGCCACTTGTGCCAGTGGTACATCTATTGGTATTGTGAGTTTGTTTATGTTACCTTCAAGATACTCATCTGCTCCAACAATCAAACATGCGTCAAAACCAAGTTTACCTGCAGTATGGAAGGCCAAGTTATTCTTTACTGGCATGAAATTAAATCCTGTATCAAGTAATATGGTATTATCATAGGATTGTATGATTTCTCTTGTTCCATCATCACTCTTTGATTTGCCTTCATGCTCGAATAATGGGAAGGCTCCATCAATGCATATTACCTTCTTTACTTCCCAGTTCTTGAATGAATCAAGTGCCCTTGTAAGATGTGGGCCCTTCTCCTGGAATACAGGCATGTAGACACAAACTTCTGGGTTTTCCTTGTACTTCATTGTAAATCACTTGGTTTTAGTGGTCTAAAAATGTGTAAATGTGGTGATACACAATAACTTCTACATCTGACACAATACATTATTTTTGGTTTTATTCTACTACCCATTCAGGTCACAATCCTCTTTATCTCAAAACATTCAGCCATAGGCTTGTGTACCTGATTACCTCTATGAGTAACCAATGCGTCAAAATATCTATCGTCAAAATATCTACGTCTCTTCTGGCTATGATAGTGTGATAATGCCTTCTTCTTTACTGTAAAATCTTCTTCTGATATTTCATTCCACATGTATGGGCCTTGCATACGCTGACCTGAATGTAGGTCTTCAAAGCAGAATACAGTTTTATCAAACATTAGATCCTCTACAATCTGTCCTATTACTCTATGGTCTTGGTGCATTGATGTATTGGAATGTGTAAAGAATACATCAAACTTGTCTTTTAATTGATAAATATTATCTCGTAGGTCAGGTAATTGTTTGTCAAAGTATCTTGTTTGGTAGTTTAGAATTGTAGGAACAATATCAAATTCTGATAGGGCTGTTCTACATTCTTTTTGTGTATCCCATTCTGGATTAGTAGTCATGGAGTTTGAGCATATTATAACTTCAACAAACTCTCGTCGTATTTGATTGAGTGTTCCACCCATTCCCAATTCAACATCATCTGTATGTGCTCCTATTACACATATTCTTTTGAGTTTTAGTATGTCTCTAATCATAACTCATATTCCCAATCTTCATTGAATGTATGTGGACATATCCCATTATTAAGGTGTTTGCCTAAGTTACAATTCCAACATAATACTTGAAAACCTATAGGATATTGATTCTTTATTATCCATCTTGCAAGATTTGATCCTATTTCTTTTCTGTGTGTTGAACCATTATTATTAATGTGGTCTATAGTCAAAAATACTAGGTTTGTTTCTCCACAACAAACACATTTACCACCATAATGATTAATTACTAGAATTTTCTGTTTTACTCTATATTTTTTACCTGCCTTTCTATCAACTTCTTTTGATTTTTGTTGGTTTTTCCATTTTTCTTTGTTATTTTTATAATATTCTTTGTGTTCATCTAATATTCTATCTTTGTTTATTATGTTATACATTTTAAAATAGATTTTGTTATTACGATAGTGTTTTGTCTGTTTACTAATCATCTTTTGGGCAAAACCCACATTTGTCACAATACCATTTGGTAGTCAAGTCAGGTCTCAATTCATACTGGCAGTCAGGACATAGATGTAAACTAACCAAGTAATCACTGTATTGTTTTATGATTTGTAGCAAGTCTCTATTTGATATGTTGAATAGGTCATACTCTACGTTGTTAAACCTCATTGAGTTTACTATGAACTGTCCAAGACGTTGAAATTCAGTCATAATCATCTCTCCTGGAGAATGGATGTCCTAGTAAAAGGTGTCCATCTGTATCAGTATGTTCTGTACAGGTTCTGTTACATGCAAAGCATAATTCTGATTTCATATTGATTCAGGTTCCTTTTTTGGTGATAGTCTGTCTGCTCTTTCAAGTAGTTTTCTGGCCTTGGAAATATGCCAGTGAGCCTTTTCTCTTAATTCATTTGCTCTATCTTCTACTCTAGTCATATCTTACCTCTGAAAATATCATCTAGTATACTTAAAGTTGTTGGTGGTTGAGATGGTAGCCATTCTATTGTGATTCCTGCATTGTCAAAATCTAATATGTTGAGGTATTTTCTACCACTTGGGCCTGATACATAATGTGTTGCTCCAAGTTTTTCGCATATATCCAGTATTTTATCTGAACCTTTCAAGTGACCATTATCAAATGATGTGCTAAATGTTGTGTTGGTCTTGATTTCTAATATTTCACATATCTTCTTGATCCAAGCAAGATTGATTCCTATTAGATTCTTCCATGGATGTTCGTAAAGTTTGAAAATGAAATCATATAAACCACAATATTTTTCTAATGTTGGTTCATTACCATAAACTGAAGTTAGTTTTTGTCTGTGTTTTTGTTTCCAGTTTATTGTATTATCTATCTCAATATCTTTGATTAGAGTATCATGATTTCTATGAACTGGGATAGTAAGCCATTCACCTTCTACTATCCTATTACGATTAGTAAATCCATTCTTCTCATATTGTACATCATCAAGTAGTACAAAATAGTCACACATTTTCATCTTGTCAAAGAAGGCCTTGGAAGGTATGTAGTTTGGTTGATGTATTCCTACTTTTACTGTCATGACGATAAATATGTTCCTAAAACTATGATTAGTAATATTACACCAATCATTTTTTCTTTCCAATTAAGACCAAATATAATTAATAGTGGGCCTATGAAGGCCATAATGATTATCATAAAAGCACATAATATTACAAATTTATCTGTCATTTTCTATTCCTAATCAAAGTTGATACATTGAGTTGTCTTGTATATGCTTTATCACCTAGTTTTAATTCTAAAGTACACATCAAATCTATTGTTGTATCATCAAACCAAAAACCTACAATACTTACTTCAATATCCTTCTTCATTACTATTGACCTTCCACGAATGACTTTATTAATCTATCTAATTTCTCAGGATTGTTATCATACATCTTGATGAAGAGTTTTACATTACGGTATATCCCAGTAGCATTGTCAGTCTTTCCACATGCCAAGGCCAAATCTTGTGATGTACTAGTCATTTTTCATCCAAATGTCCATAGTTTGCAAGTAATAGTTCTGGATATTTCTCTACTAGTTCTTCTACCTTGATGTCTTTATCCTGTAGTACTTGTTCTAATGACTTTTTCATAACCTAACAATTCCTCTTGCTATTAACAATAGCACCTTCTTTTAAACCGTCGTAATACTTCTTTAGTGTAGAGTTCATTATTTCAAAAGTCTCTAGTTTTTGTTTGTTCTTCATATTCCATCAATTCCCAGTTTCTGTCTTACTTCCTTGATATGTCTACAATTACCTCTAAACTCAAATCCAGGACATGTGCAAAAGTCAGGCCCAGTAACATCTACATCATAGAACTTTTCGTCACCTTTACTGGATATGACTCTGGCTGTGAATGTTCCAGTCATTACTATTGGATCAATGTTTATGTGTGGTGGTTCTCTCATTGTTGAACACCTGAGCCACCACATTCTTCACATGTGATATTGTCTCCATTTACTCCTGCACCTTGGCAGATTCTACATGATTTCATGGTATCAATATAGAATGTGTAATATTTAAGTCAATCTCAACAAAAAATAGGGTGATTTGGGTTATACTCTTACATGAACTGCATTAATTCGTTTAAGACAACCACTCTTACACCAAATACAAAAATCTCCATCAGGAGATATTGAACATCCTTGGAAGTGTTTATTATTTGGACATTGACATCCCATGAAGTAACTGTAAAAATAGGTTCTATTTATTAATTGTGATATATGACTTTACCAAGTCTAAATTTGATTCCCTGTCTCTCCAAGTCTTTACATGATTTACTGGCCTTGGAGATATGAATCTCCATAGAAGCCTCTTTACCATCCTTAGTTACTACTACTTCAATAAACATGTAAATTAATTTTGGTTAAATGATCAATATTAAGATTAGGTATTAAGTATGTTTGAATAATCGGTAACATTTTGTGGTATGTAGACTATTGATTTCTCATCAAAGGCTGAGTTATTTGATGTACTAAATTCACACATGTATTCTTGACGCCAATCAATCTCAGGATTATTTTTCTCTTTTTCTATGAAGTCTCTAGTCATTAGGCCTTCCTCAATCGCTGATTCACAATCATATTGTAATTTGAAGTATTCAGAGGTTTTATTAGTAAAGTTATTGTAGAAAAATCCTCTTTTACCGTTTGGTGTAGTTTCCAAGATAAAATCCATGGTATCGTCGTTAGAGGCCAATGGGTGAGTTGCAGTGTATACCTTTCTATCCTCAGTCCTGTCAATGTGGGCACACTCAATAAACAACACACATTTGACATTCTCTAAACCTCTGACTGCATATTCGTTGGCAGGTATTGTTTTTAGTTCTACTCCACATGTCATTTTCATTGTATCATGTCTCTTTTGGCTAACCAAGTCATTATATTTCCATATTTTACCATAAGCGTCAGTCCATCCTTTGTCATTAGGGCCCCATAACAAATCATCAAACCTGGTCAAGTAATCATCAGCCTGGCTCTGCCTGTTACCTGAAATCATGATAACCTTGTGACCAATATACCTATCAAAACAGTTCTCTAGAACGGTTCTTAGTGAGGCTTCTGTAGCACCTCTTTTACGTGACTTGTTGTATGCTACTCTATGTGTTAAGTTCCATACATTATGATATGCTATCTGTGATGGTGTTACTGGGCACACCTTTCCAGTACCTGGGTGTATTGGATTACCTATTATTCTATTCATCTCCTGCCATTTGTAGGTTAATGATTCAATCCTGGATAGTTTTTCTAATGATTCTGCCTTTACAAATATTGGTACATCTGCACGTTGTATGGGTGGTATTTTCTCTTTTGTTCTCTCCACTAGAGTATGGAGTTTATTTAGTGCTGAGAGTCCTTGATTCTGCAACAAGTCTAGTCTTTTCTCCCTGGGTTTCCATGATTATGGTCTCTATTGAGACATCCATTGTGGGTGTCATTGATAGTGCAAATTTGGTTTGTTTTAGACTTGATCTTAATTCCATGGCAGATTTAAGAAGTGTTCCCCATGCAGGGTTTTCACTATCATCTAAATAACGTCTGTAAAATCCATTTTCTTTATCATTGATTAAATCA